TGGAGAATTACGGTGATTAAAAAAATATACACCAGTCGTAAAATACTGAATATGGAAACGAGTGAGTTATTCAAACGGATGAACCTTGCTCGACAACAGGGTAATCTTATGTGGGTACAGATGAATCGAGAACTCAATCGACGTGGTTGGGTAAAGGATAGTCATTATAAATGGACACAGCGAAAATGAAACCAAAATTTATAGTACATATGACAACCGTTACCCATAGCGAATATGTGGTCACTGCTAATACAGCAGAAGAAATCACTGAGGAATGGATGTCGTTACTACCGTCGCTAAAGGAAGAGGTGGTGTGTGATAAAATAACACATATCAAATCTATAAATGATTATGAATACCACAACGAGTATAATAGTGGTATGAAGCCGAGTTGGATGAACGACCCTGTGGAAGGGTCACGTTATGATATACCGCGAGGAGAAGAATCGTGAAAAAATTATTTGTAATTATGGCAATGTTAGCGTCAAGCTCTACTTTTGCTGCTGAGTTTACCATCTGTATTAATGGATATGACTTACAGGGTCGCCCTTGTGGTGGTCAAGAAGCAGGTTTTGTTAAACAAAATGGTTTCGGTTCGATGAATAATTATCGCCCCACCCAGATTGTTGCTCAGGGAACGGACGCTATGGAGATTATCGTCAATTCAACCCGTATAGTGACTGGTGTTGATGCTTCGGGCTCTGCCCATTTCATTGGCCCCTATAAGGGCGACCGTTTTCCTAAAATTCGTGATGAGTTTTTTAGCTGTACGGTCTCTAAAGAAGCCACCACTTTTAAATGTGTAAGTTGGATGCCTGGGAGGATTTAAGAATGAACAATAGACAAGAATTATTAGATGAAGCGCGGGCACTTTGTGCTCGTGTCCAAACTGAATTGACGACCACAAAATTCCGTAAAGAGGTAGAAAGGTTTTCTTTACGGGAGGCTGATAAGAATTTGGCGATTGCTCAAAAACACCTGATGGAGTATTTGCAAATAGAGAAGGAGAAATCCTAATGAGGATGGAGCCCAACAATAAAGATGCTCGACGCAGACGGCTCGCTGATAAAAAGCGCCGTAGTCAAGTTAGGGAAGATAGAGAGCGGTATGACCGTTTTTTGGAATTGAATGAGAGTTTTGAGCGGGCGATGGATGAGGAGCCTGACGGGGTATACCACCAATTTGATAAAGATGGTAGGGGTGGTAAACTCGATTGGTACTATTGAGGTGAAAAATGATTACGGGTCCATTAGATGTATTAATCATCTTGCTGTTTGTGGGATGGTTAGTCTATAGGTTATTTCGTTACCCGAAGCAATCGTTTAAGTACATAGGCATTTTCGCTGGACTTTTGGCATTGGGTATTCTAGCTGTTGTGTTGTTCTTTGGGGTCGTGGTCTACTTAACAAAATGATAAATATGGCTACAAAGGTGTTAATATGAGAATATGCTATAGTGAAATCCTTCGGTCTTTATATACTTGCTATCATCTTGTCTTATTGGGTGTCTGCAATAATACTGACGGTCGGCGGAGCATATTATGAAAGCCACCTATGTGAGGAATGCAAACGTCGGGCAATATTTGAAGAACTTTTAGGACCAGGGCTTAGATGGGATTAAAACAACGATTATGGAAATGGTCTGACCGTATAGAGATATGGTGTACCCAGACTTTCAATTATAATCCCCGCCAAAGAGCCCTAGAACTTAAGCAAGATTTATTGCACAATAAAAAAATAGATGATGCGATTAATGAAGCACTAGGAGTAAACAATGACCAAAAAAAGACCACTAGCTGAAGACCTGGGCCCTGACCAACTAAAGGATGAATCTGATATATGGTTTGACCTACGGCGACCAGAGCCTCTAGAGGCGGCGCCGAGTGGGTCGGCATTCTATGATGACCCTGCCATAGACCATGTTACACCGATTTTGGATAAGACGGATGTTCCGTCATGGGTGGCACCCCAAAAAACATCCCTAGAGGAAAGAATGGGGGAGGCTGTCGAGTATGATTATCTGACGGGTACATTCCATAAACGTCAACCTGCCGTATTGGAGGAGAGGGAGAACCCCTATTGGACGAAGATGGGTCAGCCACGCCGTGATGTAATACTAAAGGAAACTGATGAATGAACTACCTGCTCCGACCCTTAAAGAGTCGGTGGCGATTGGGCTGGGATGGAGTCTCTATCTAATATTATTTTGGATGCCTATACTGTTTATTGCCTTTGATACTGATGGTCATACTATACTTCATTATTGGTTTGATTATGAATAGCCCTGCTGTGGCTCACCGTATAGCGACGGTCGATAGAGTGCCGAAACTGTATAAGGTCACCGACTGTGAGCCATGGGCAGCTGCCTCTGTGGTAGCCAAGACCGATTCATTTTACCAGAAGGTAAAGGAATCAATCACGACCAAAGGCATCATCAACCCCCTATTAGGTGTGAACCGAGAAGATAAAATAGCCATCATTCTAGGTAACACTAGACTACAGGCTGCTCAAGAACTCGACCTACCGACTGTACCTGTCATCGTAATCAATGACCCTAATGATTGGGAGCCCTTTGCAAAGAGTTATAAAGAGATCCATGGATTCTGATATCAATTTTTTAAGTCTTGTCGACCGATTTGAAACAAAGGTAATCGAGATGTGCAAAACAGAGAACTGGCGCCATCCTGATATAACCTATTGTGCCTATAACGGTACAAAGGGTGAATTTATTTTAAGAATGGGTAACAAGGTGTACACCCTAATGATATCGCCCGACCCTACCCCTGATAAGGTATGGAAACACAATCGCGAAGATTATATAGATTGGTATAACCGATAAAAGAGAATATAATGCTAACCAATAAAGAAAAATCACCTCGTAAAGAAAAGAAGAAGCCTAAAAAGAAGAAACAACAGCCGCTATGAATTGGATACTAGTATTTCATTTTATTATTATGCCTCACCAAGGGCATGATGCGATGTCTGCTGTCACACCTTTCCCTAACAAGCAAGAGTGTATCGCTCATGCCGAACATTTATTTGCAGATTGGAAGCCATTAAGAGAACCAAAAGAAAATCATTACCACCGACTAGACTCAACCATGAACTATCTAGGGTTAAATGAAGAATGGGTAGCCGTCTGGTCATGTATACCCGACATACCGTATGAAAGAAACAAATAAAAAAATACTACAGAACCTTATACTCCTCACCGCTGGTATAGGAGTGCTAATTGGATTTGTTTTACTAGTAGGGTTCTTCGGTCCCAATTAATAGGATCACGATAACATATGAGCAAATTCACCAAGATAATTATTATTTTAATCGCTATAGTACTTATCACAACCTGTATGATGAACTTCAACACATGAAATACGAATGGAAAACCAAGCTGACCAATGTCAAATATGATCCCGATGAGGATACATATAGCTATAATGAGTGCTTTATTACCGGCCCTAAACCCTCTAAGGACCTTGTTATGCTAAGTGATTATTACCCCAAGGGACAGCTAAAGATTAAATTTCCCCTTATCAGAGACCCAAAACCTGATCCAAAATAAACCGTTTAATAAATGGTGTTGTCTTGTGTGTATATGTGGGGGAAAGTGTTATAAGTCATTGAAATCATTGAGAAACCTTCACGGACACCGAGACTATATCTACTCGGCAACGAGATTTTTTTAATTAAATCAATAGGTTACAGAAGGTATCTAAGGTACTCTGAGATACTGTGAGGTACCAAGTGGCGTTTATTTACTGACCCCCTGGTCCCCCTTGTAAATGGTTGATTTCATTGATTTTTTTCTTAGCATTTTGTAGGGATATAAGCAGGTACCAGTGGGAATTAGTGTATATATATCAACCACTTAGAACGCCGGTTGACATCTGCAAAACCCTTCTGTATAATCCACATATAGAATAGAAAAGGAGCCTTACTGGCGACTATTAGAATTTAACTGAATGCCTCCATGGCAACTGGAATAGTCTAGAATTTAACTGAAAAGGCTCCCGAATTAACTATAAGGATTGATATATGTCTGCTAGATTCAACAATATCCCACGTAATTGGGATGATGGTCGGAACAGCCCAGTGCCGTCTGATGCCGCTGCTGAAGCATTGGCCAGAGGTCTGCTGGATGCCTCATGTTTCGCTATACAGTATCGTAACTGCCTTGGTGGCAATCGTCGCCATGTGTGGAAGACGGCAACTGTGGAGGAGGCAGTAGCGTGCTCCATGCAGGCCCTTAGAGGCGCCATAGATGTCGATAGCAATTCAGACGGAAGCTATAGTGGTCCGATGACCGTCGAGCGTGTCAACAGCCAGGGTGAGATAACCCATCGCTGGACGCTGCTTGCCTCTGAAGGCATTGCCCATGGAAACATCGGTGCTTCGCTTCGCCTCACATATCGCATGGGCCGTAACGAGGAAGCCCTACGTTACATTAGACGCCCACGCCGTTCATATCGTCGGAGATACAACCGATGACCTTTATCAAAAACATGGGAATCCTAGTTGCCATATGGTCCATCATAGTCCTCTCGGAACTACACCGAATGGGTTATTGGGGCATAACAATAGGGCAATAAAACCAACCTGAGCAAAAGCAGTTCCTCGAAAGGGGGGTGGTCCTTTTGTTCCAGCCAATGTCAAGGTGTATAGAAAGTCTTAAAAAATCCCCCACGGAATCTGGTGATTTTCTAAGCCCTTTTATATAATTTTTTTCGACGAGGAATTTTAACATAATGAATACCTATGAAATACTATCTGAGGTCAGTAAGGATGACCGTAATTCTCTGGCATATCAATATAGTGATGGTGTGCCAGGTACATTGGTAGCAGTGGTTGCTACTGAAGCTAACAATGAGCAAGAAGCAATTAGCAATACTGCTCATTTTTGTGACATGATGGATATAGTGGTTCATTCTGTCAGGATGGTTAAGTAATATTATGATGGCAATTATTCAAGCTGGATGGCAACATTCTCCTGATTGGCCGGATACTTTTACAGGTTTCAGGATCAAGTATTGTCGGGATGGTGTTTATTATTATGCTTATATGGATTTAGAGGATCATCATAAGCATTATAGAACATTAAATAGTGCTATGGCAGTATTCAATAATCATAGAGATACTTCTGGGTTTTATATTACAGAGGATATGGTTATTAATTATATTGTTAATAGTGATTGTAAAAACATATGGAAGATGTCTGGAAGATATGGTGTACCTCGTTTGGTAGATATGCCATTTTGATTATTACCCCTGTGGATGCCCATGGTATAATGTCTTACTCATGCATTATGAAAGCACCGTGGCACAGGGGTATCAACCAAAAAATCACTCAGTGTTAAGGACTGTATATGAGAAATCGTCGCGTGAAATCGCAAACAATTAATGAAGGCAGATTGGCTAAGCTGTTGGCTACCGAGGATGTTACGGTACGGCACAGTGTGAAGGCTAAGACTGCCAGTTTTGATGTGGTGAGTCGGGTTCTTACTTTACCTGTATGGTTGATTGATAACAAGGATGTCCATGATATGATGACTGGACATGAAGTCGGTCATGCTTTATGGACGGCTCCTGATGATTGGGCAACAGCAGTAAAGGATAAGGACTATCATCCCGATATATTGAATATTGTGGAGGACGCCCGTATCGAGAAGAAAATCAAGTTAAAGTACCCCGGTATTCTGACTAATTTTCTCCATGGTTACCAAGAGTTGGTTAAGCAGAGATTCTTTTTTAAAGACCCAGCAGAGGTTCTTGAAATGGGTTTGTTGGATCGTATTAACCTCCATTACAAATTAGGTGTAAAGGCTGATATTCCTTTTGAGGATTGGGAATACGAATATGTCAAGATGGTTGGTGAATGTAACACCTGGAAGGATGTATTACGAGTTACCCGTATTCTGATGGAACTGTTATCGGCTCAAGAGCTGGAACAATCAGTATCACCGCAGTTTAGTGATGACCATGAATGGTCTGATATGAATATGGATGGTGATTCTGTAGAGTTACCGTTTCCCACTGATAATGAGGATATGGATGAGGAGTCCAATAATCTTCCTCAGCCGAATAGTCAAAGTATGGATGAAGCTTCGGAAAAGAGTAATGAGGAGTTGACCGAAAATCTTAAAGATGTGGAATCAACCACTCAAAATAATTTTGACAAGTCTTCGGAAGCTCTTACCGAGGCTATCAAGTCTCAGGATGAAAATGAATATAATGCGCCACGGGAAGCCATCTATTGTCAGTTACCTGTGGTGATGTTGGATAAGATGATTATTCCTTACAAGGAAATTCAAGAAGATTTTGTGAAGTTAAAAGCACACAATAAATGGTTGTATAATGAATCTTTAAACCATACTAATGGATACCGTCATAGCGAAAAAAGAGTTTCTGGTGGTTGGAAAAAGCTGTCTTATGAAGAGCATCAACAAAATGTAACAGAGTCCTATAATAAGTTTCGTATAGCGTCTAGTAAGATTGTAAACTATATGGTCAAGGAATTTGAACGTAAAAAGGCAGCTCGGGAATATCGTAAAGAGTCCACATCCAAGACGGGTGTGCTTGATGTAAACAAATTGTTTTCATACAAGTATAATGATGATATCTTCCTAAAGAATATCATTCGCCCAGATGGTAAGAGTCATGGTATGGTAATGTTGGTTGATTGGTCAGCCAGTATGCATAACCATATGCTTCCTACTCTGAAACAGATTATGCAGTTGGTATGGTTTTGTAATAAAGTGAATATACCTTTTAGAGTATATGGTTTTACGGCAAGTTATAAGGAAGCTAAAGCTTCAAACCTAATTAAGAAAGGTATGTCGGATCAGGATAGGGACGATTATTTCCGATTAAAATCTCCTATTATGAAGGAGACTTGGTCAACCTTAAAACTTGGTAATGAATATACAGCATTGCTAGAATTGTTTAGTAGTGATATGAATGCTAAGGCTCTTAGTACCATGTGTCGTAATTTATTTTCCTTTGGTGAGGAACAGGTCCAATATGATTGGGATCAATTATCTTTATCATCTACTCCTTTATTGGAAGGCTTAGTGGGTATAAACAAGATTATTCCGCTGTTTAAGGAAAACTATAATTTGGATATCGTCAATCTGTTTGTATTGACAGATGGTGAAGCTAATAGTACACCCCGCGGAGTAACAGGGGCCCATGAAGGTGATAGTCCCCTATTGAATTTTTCTTGGAGAGATGTTGTGGTGGAGAATAGGAAGACCAAAACTTCATATAGTACAATAACGGAAGCTGGTGAAATTTTCAAATATCTTCATAGTAACAGAAAATTGATGCTGGGCTTAGAGGCTGTTATTCACAATATGATTAGAGAAGTATCGGGTGCAAATATTGTCGGTATTTTTCTAGATACGAGAATAGTTGGCAATCGTTATAGAAAAGGATTGATGGAACAATTTATAGGCCATCATTATTTCCATAAAGATGTTCACACTGCTTGTAGAAAGGGTCTCCGAAAGGATGGATTTATTACTGCTTCGTATTTGGGGTATGATGCTTTCTACATTGTGCCTGTTGGTAAGATAAGTGACGAGGCTGGTGAATTAGAGTTTGATAAGGATATGTCAGCTGCTAAAATTAAGAAGGTGTTTAGTAAGCACCAATCCCAGAAGTTTGGGTCGAAGGTTTTAGTCAATAGAATGATGGAAATTATCTGTTAGGAATCAATGACTTAAAGTGGTTGATTTTATTGACTTTTTCTCCAGAGAAACGTCATAGACTTGTCTAAAAGCGACATCTATATAAATCAACCACTTACGACTTGACAAAAGTATGGGAATACTGTAGCATATCCGTATAGTTTAAAGACTAGATTTTGATTAGAGTATTAGAGGATACTAATATAATGAAAGTGATTAAGATGAATGCCAAGCGTAAAGCGTTTGTGGCATCAGCCCGTGAGATGTATGGACAAGACCGTACATTCATGGACAGAACCGAATTGTTAAACTTGGTCAGAAAGGATACTAGTTTGTCCTGGCCCAGTTGGTTAGTGAGCCGTTGTAAAAAAGACCGCGGCGTATATTGGTTGCCAAATGAACATGGCGAGTATGGGAGTGTTACCTTGGGCGCAGAAGATTCTGCTAAAGTGTTCCAGGTTGCTGCTAATAGTGTTACTGCCATGGCGCCGTCTGCTTTGGGTGTAATGGACAATCAAGACAGCTATGTGCCAGAAAAACATAATGGTTATGTTCCTTATGGCAATTTCAATACTGTAAGGGACATTATCAAGGCAGCATTGTTCTACCCTGTGTTTATAACAGGACTCTCTGGTAATGGTAAGACCTTAATGGTACAGGAAATTTGTGCTCGTCTTAAACGAGAATATGTCCGTGCCAATATTACCATCGAAACTGACGAGGACGATTTGATTGGTGGTTTTCGTTTACTGAATGGTGAGACAGTGTGGCATGATGGTCCTGTTGTGACCGCCATGAAACGTGGCGCCTTACTTCTCCTTGATGAGATAGATTTGGCATCAAATAAGATTATGTGTTTACAGCCAGTGCTTGAAGGCTCATCAATCTATATTAAGAAGATTGGTAAGTGGGTACATCCTGCTAAGGGCTTTAATGTTATCGCTACTGCTAACACAAAGGGTCAGGGATCCGATGATGGACGTTTTATTGGTACTAATGTATTAAATGAAGCTTTCTTGGAAAGATTTCCTGTCACCATTGAACAGTTTTATCCTAAGGGTAAGATGGAGGAGAAAATCCTTAATAACGAATTTGCCAAACATGATAAGGTTGAAACCGAACTCAGTAGTAATTTGGTTAAATGGGCTGATGTGATTCGCAAGACCTTTTATGAAGGTGGTTGTGATGAGATTATATCGACTCGTCGTTTGGTACACATTGTTAATGCTTTTGCTATCTTTGATAACAAAATGAAAGCAATCGAATTGACGGTAAATAGGTTTGATGCTGAAACTAAAGAATCCTTCCTTGATTTGTTTACCAAGATTGATGCTGGAGCAGATATTTCAGAATTGGGTCAGATGGTAGATGATGATGATGAGGAGTCTGAGGAAGATACATTAATTTAATTGTAAGGGGGTTTGTCCCTAGGGTAACCTGGGGACTCAACCTGTTGCTTGGAGAGGCTCCTCCGAAGGGCTCTGCTACCGCCAGTAGCACATCTATCCGACCCCCATTTTTATTTAATTTACTTGACAGATAATTTTTTCCATGTTAGGATGGATATATGAAAAATGAAAACCCCTTTGATATACCTTACATTAAGAATTTGCGAAAATGGTCAAAAGACCAAATAGCATTAGTTGCTGCTGAGCGTGTTAAGCCAGTCAAGCCCATTTACAAGTTGCTTGGCACTTTCAAGTCAGGTTCAAGTAAGGCTATTTACAAAGTTTACAAAAGGCCGTATGGAATAACTTGTAATTGTCCGGGTTTTGTTTTTCGCAAACAATGTAAACACATAAAGGCATTCGTATGATATCGTATAGTAAGGCAAGTGCTGGTTTACCCAACCCAAGTGGATATGAATCAGAAAATGACAAATTTTGGAAGAATGTACCATCAAAGAATGATTGGAATAATATGGCGTGCCCTAAGGCCAAGACCTATACCTCCAGCCATACAATAGCGCCGGCTTATAATAAAGGCGCTTATCAAGTAATACTTAACAGTGAAATAAAAGATATCGGGAGATAATTATGTCCGAATTTAAACAATTTTGTGCAGAACATGGTGTAGTCATTAAGGCTCAGGTGCTGAAGAATTATGGTACTATGAGTGGCATCTTTGCTAAAGTTACCAAGAAAACCTATATAGACATGAATGAGGAAAAAGCATGGAAGGAAGGTCCAGACCAAGGTAACGGTACAAGTTTTCCAGGCATTTATACTTGGTTTCCTGCTACACAAAAAGCACTTGCTGCGGCTAATGCTATAGATAGTACTGGACCAGATTCTACATTACTGGAAAAGGTAAATGCAACAGATTTAGCAAATGATTATTTAAAATATGCTGTATATGCTTTATACATAGGAATGTCTGATAATATATTAGATAGAGTTTTGTCTCCTGCTAATGGTAAGCCTGATGGTCATGGTGTAGGCAGATTCATGTATTATAATGATTTGGTAAAAAATGATTTGCAAGTTTTGGTAATGACAGTTGCTAATGCTGAAACGGGAGAATTACTCGGCGGTAAAAAGTTAAAAGATTTTGAACAATTACTACACATATACAATGAATCTAAAATAAAAGTTCGTTTTCTTTTACATGGATATTCTGGCGTACATGGTGAACATGGTTCCGATATGGCAGATGTTATGTCCATCATTACAAAGGCGGGTGATGAAAAGTTAAATGCTATAGCCGTGAAATTATTTCGCCGAAGAATCGAATTGTGGACTGATTCTATTAATGATGAAATTGAACTAGCGTTATCTGAATATCAAACCTCTGCAGAAGTGGAAGATTAAATTATGGATGATTGGAAAACAATTTCAAAAAGAGCCATTGGGTTATTAATATTTTTGGCAATTTGTTGTGGTGCACTTTATTACTTCACCATATTTGCTAACGGAGGTTAATATGATTAGTGAGAAATTAGTACCACATATGATTGATGATTATTTTCGTTCTGTAAGGATGAGAGAAGCAAATTTAGAAAGGGCTGGATTAAGAGGTGTCGCTCGAAGTCTTTACAAAACGGGACTTGTTCGATTAAGTAAGGCCGAAGAAGTAGCAAGTAAAGGTAATCAAGGTTCTGGTTATGTAATCCGAGAATCTAGGGAGAAAAAACGATGACATATGAAAAGTAAAATCGTAAGGCGAGCGAACTTTACGATTGTTGTATAATCGCATAAAGGATGGTACAAAACCCTATTGATAGAAGAATAGGTCGTGCAATACCCGCGATATACATACTGACGTTATCAAATGTTAAGAACAAGGCTCTGACTGGACTGTAATAAGCTTCGCACTCAACCGATATCCTCTGACATTTATTAATAGTTAGGTAAAGAACCCCACGGTATAATGGTGGGGTTTTTTATGGTCTAAATTTTGCGATAAATAGCCTGGAGAGGAATATTATATGGCATTTTTTGGTTCAGATGGTTTTGTTTTTAGCATAGGGGTTGTAGAGGATAGATTTGATCCTGAAAAATTTGGTCGTGTTAGGGTACGATGGTTAGGACTCCACGACGAAAGTAAAGAAAATATTTTGACTAAGGATTTACCTTGGTCAGAAGTAATGCAATCTCCTAGTGCTAACCCAGCAGCAGGTGTAGGTGAAAATCCCATTATCACAGAAGGTACGTGGGTTGTAGGATTTTCTAAAGACCCAGACACTCTACAGAAGTGGATTGTGATGGGAACTTTACCCGGTTGGAACACTACTACAGCATCAGCAGGAAGTCCTAGTAAAAAGTGGGCAAAATATAGAGGAAATTATAAAGAGTTTATTGAAAAATATTCTACAGATATTCCTATACTTTCTACCAAGTTCAAAGATTATGAACAAGGTTTTTTTGACCCCACAGTAGACCAAAGAAATATTCCTCATCCCCCAAGTCCTATTTCTTATAGAAGTCCTATTGCTGTAACTACAGCTGCTCCTATGAAAATAGATATGGAGAAAGAAGCGACAGCATCAGTTAAAGATGGTTGGCCTGCAGTACCTGATTGGGCAGATTTATCTATAGAACAACCAACTTATGATGAGGCCAAATGGAAATTTGAGGAAGGTGCTCCTCTTACATTACAACGAGCTACTTATTCAGACACCTTACACGCTTTATTTAAAACGACTAGGCGTATAACAGCAGACGAAAGGTTTGCCCCTTCATGGACAATGTTTGGTACCTTTAGATACCCAGACACCATGACGTATGGCAAAGACGGTAACGAAGCGGAGCCAGAAGGTGTTGTAAGTGAACGTCTACAAGGTAATACGCCTCCAAGCGACAATGCTGTACAAGGACGAAAGGGTGTTATATTTTCGACAGGGTATTTAGAACCAGAATTTTGGTCAGGGGATATAAGTTATGGTAGTCCTGGCGGAACATACGCTCCATCCTTTCCTGTAACAAGAGATATGGCAGCTGTATCTACTGATAGTGCTAGTTTAACAGGTATTGATCCTTTAGATACTCGCCCGAGCAGTTTACAAGGTTCTAGTACGGGAGATTGGACTAGTACTACAGAAGATTATAGATTACCCCACCCTAGAGTTAAATGGATAGCCAAAGGCAAATTAAGTACTACAGAAACAGAAGTAATCAAAGAACTTTTTGATACAGGACATTATGGCAGTGGTGTTTATAATGTTAGTGATAACAAGTTAGGTAGAAACGATTTAGAGTGGAAAGATGTTAAAGATACCGACTTAGTTTTAGTACCTACGCCTGATACCAACTCGTTGGCTATGGGAGGTATTCCCATATCGACTGTAGGTGGTGCTAGTGCTGGTGGTACATCAAGTGGCGCCACTATAGTTACAGTTAAGAGTCTGTGGGGAGACAGCACAACATATTTCGCTGATGTAGATAGAAGTAGTGGTGAACCTACTAAACCAAAACTGCAATCTGGAGATATTGTACAGATAGCAGGTTGTCGTGGTATGCAGGAACTTAACGGAAGAATATTCCGTTTGTCTAGTTGTTCTGATAATGGCACACATTATACTATGAATCTTAGCACGATTGATGGTTCTGTTTGGACAGGTCCTGGAGCAGTAGGTAGTGGTACAGAAATAAAAACTGAATCATTATCTCCTTATCTTGGTGGCGGAGTAGTTATTCCACATAACCCACATTGGATGTTATGTTGGAAAGCAGATATGCGAGAACGCCAAATTAATATTGGTTCACCAGATGCTATTACTGGTTTAAATGTTGGATTTTGGAATCAACCCACAGGAGATTTTAATGCTAGATATCCATTTAACCATGTATTTGAAACTGAGTCTGGTCACATTATGGAGTATGACGATACACCAGGTGCAGAACGTATACATCAATGGCATAGGTCAGGAACTCATTATGAGATAGACCATAACGGCACTAAAACAAATTATGTGAAGGGTGACAATTACGATATACGATTACATGATGATTATATGTATGTTAAGGGTAAGGTAGTACATACTTATGATGATGAGGTAATGATTCGTTGGAATGACCGTGCTGAATTATCTTCTAAATGGAAATTACAATTATGGTCTGGTGGCGATTTAGATATTTTTTCTAAACGTAATATTAATTTAAAATCTGAAGGAGATATTAACTTACAGGCCGACGGTCATATTAATATGAATGGTACCGGTCTTACTCCCTCACAGGTAGATAGTTCTAGAGCAGGAACTAGAAATGCTAAAGAGCGTTCTAAGATTAGAATGAAGGCTGGACATTTAGAAGTAGAAATGGTTGGGAATGAAAATAAACCCGACGAATACGCCATTATGATGCAAGCTAATCAAAGTGGTATTGCTGTAAAGACATTATTAGCTGGGGGTAATATTAACTTATCATCTGCCGAAGATATGAATTTATATGCGTATAAAAATCATTATCGAGAAGCCGCAACTGGTAACATAGAAGATTTTGCACAAGTCGATTCCTACTTAACTGCTGAAACTGGAAGTATCTATGCAACAGCACAATCTCAGAATATCCTTTATACTGCTAAAAAGGCTATTGATATAAAGGCGTGTGGCATTGCGGGCGAAAATACAGGTACAGTTGATATATGGGCCAAAGAAGCTATTAATATCTTGGCAGATAGTTCTGGTGATACGGTAATAACTAATACAGGACTAATAAACATACAAGCAATAGGTAGAACCGATTTGGATGCTCTTGCCGGCGATACTGGACATATTAGTATTGATGCTGCTAGATATATTCAAACTTCTTCTGACAATGTTTCTGTAGATGCGGGTTACAATATTAATATGAAGGCAGGCACAACAGATGCTAGTGATGGTAAGATTAATATAGAAACGAAAGCTGGTTCGGGTTTTGGTTCTGATATTAATATAAAATCTAATGCAGCGTTTTCTTTGGAATCAGCCAATCATACAAATATGCTTGTTACTGGTGCTTCCCAAATGGTTAAAATGACTACAAGCGGTGCAGGGGGACAGGTTCATATGAATAGTTCTGGCCAGGTTGCTCCTTCAGCAGGCGAGGCTAGTGTTACAACACCTACCGCAGCAACAGCCGCAACAATTGCTAGTGGGTCTAAACGAGCTTATATAGCAGGCACTTTAGATTTATTGTCTATAGATTTGCCTAATCCAAGACCAGCAGTGGGAAGTAGTATTTCAATGTTGGCTCTTAATTTAAATTTGAATGATACGGGCACAGTTAATAGTTCTGTAGGTTCTCGCGGAGAGAATATTAGAGATTTACAAGACACAATATCCAATCTGCAAGCAGGAGTTAGTGCTATTACAACAGCAAAATATCCACCGACCTCCAGTCCTAAAACATATGTGGAAGACCAAGGAGCATTTGTATGGACAGGAACACATACTTATGAAACGCAAGACCCGTGGAGCGGATATCAGGATCATAATATATTAGTTGAGCCTTTAGGGAAGGTAGCGGATGGAATAAGAAACAACCCATCCACTAGGGGCGCTTCTGATCCAATAACAGATACTAAGTCGCCGTGTTAGGAGAAAAGATATGGCAGCAGTAGCAAGAGGTGATGAGGATGATGATGTGACAACTAACCATGATTGTAGTGGCACAACTAAGACAGATGGAATGTCAGCTGATGTGCTTGTAAATGGTACAGGTGTACATCGTAAAGATGATGCTACTGTACCGCATCCTTACCCACCTAATCCACCTTGTGCTAATCATACTCCTACCTTAGCACTTGGGAGTACTTCTGTGTTTGCGAACGGTAAAGGTGTAGGTAGAGTGGGAGATGGTTACAGTGGAGTAAGTGATGTAATCGCTACTGGTTCTGCAAATGTATTTGCGGGGCCTTAATAATGAAATAATAAGGAGAAATTTAAAATGTTAGATTTTGTAAAATGGGTTAAAGATAGAGATGTGAGTCTTGGGACAATAATGATTGTAGCAGGAATTTTAGTGTGGTTTGGAATAGCCAAGTATGTTGGAATAGGTTTAGTTATATATGGTGCTATTCAAATGTTTTGGAAGAAAGATGAGAAGAAGGAAGAACATCATCACCATCATCACCATAATGGAAATAAGAAAAAGGTAAGGAGAAAGAATGGCTAAAAGAATACACGTTCCATCTTCTATAAAAAGAGATAGTGTAAAAAAGAGAACATCTATAGGAGATTCAGTGCGGTCCAGACCTAAGAATAAAAATAAGAAACGTACATGGAAAAAGTATAGAGGTCAAGGGAAGTAGATAAATATTACAAATGGCTACTCAATATAATCCAGGCTTCACAGATGCTGAAGCTGTAAATAATAGTCCTAGAGATAATTTTATCTATAAGGACTTTAGTTTATTTTTTACTCGTAATCCCGTTACTAGTGATGTATCTACAATTACAGATGCTCAAGATATTAAACGGGCGGTACGCAATTTGGTTTTATTGAATACTTGGGATAAACCTTTCCATCCAGAAATTGGGGGTAATATAAGAGCTATGCTTTTTGAAAACTTTACCCCGATTATGTTTTCTGTGGTACGTAATCAAGTAGAAACAACAATTATGTCTTATGAACCAAGGGTAACGGTAACTAATGTGGACTTTGAGGGGGATAATGAAGATTCTATGGACAATAATCAACTAAAAATGAAAATAGAGTTTACTTTAGACAATGCTCCAGAGAAGGTAGAAACTATAGACATAATGCTTAAGAGAATACGATAATGGCAGCAGGATTAAATACAAAAGGTAAAATGCAAATTACAGAATTAGACTTTGATACAATCAAAGCTAATTTAAAGACCTATATGAAAGGACAAACTTATTTTACAGATTATGATTTTGAAGGTTCTAGTTTAAATATTCTTTTAGACACATTAGCCTATAATACTCATTATAATGCTTTTATGGCTAATATGTTGGCGAATGAAATGTTCCTTGATACTGCTGTTAAAAGAAATAGTGTTACCTCTCATGCTAAAGCTTTAGGTTATACACCAACCTCTACAAAAGCTCCAGAAGCTTGGCTTAAAGTTCAAGTAAATGACGCTAATACTTCTACGCTTACTATGGCGGAAGGATATTCCTTTTCAACCACAATAAATGGTGTTTCTTATAATTTTGTAAATACTACAGACCGCACAATTCAGCCTGCGTCGGGTGAGTATATATTTGGTCCTAGTAATGGTATTCCTGTCTATGAAGGTACATGGGTTACTACAAAATATACGGTAGATGTTAGTAATGCTGACCAACGCTTTTTAATAGAGAATGATAAAGCAGACATTTCTACTTTACAAGTACAAATACAAACTAGTGCTGCTGATACTACTACGGCAACATGGTCAGCTGCTACATCTTTAGTTGATATTATATCCACAACCACAACTTATTTTGTTGAAGAAGCTGTGGATGATAAGTGGGAAGTTTACTTTGGTGATGGGGTTGTTGGTAAGGCTTTGATAGATGGTAACATAGTCATTTTAAAATACATCGTGACAAATGGTGATGATGCAAATGGGGCAACAGCCTTTTCAAGCGGAGGAACGATTGGTGGATTTGGAGATATTACTATAACAACAATAGGAGCCGCGGCTGGTGGTGCTGTTGAAGAAAATATGGAGTCTATTAAACATAATGCTCCCTTTAGTTATACAGCACAAAATAGAGCAGTTACTTCCTCTGATTATAAAACAATAGTGCCTACCATTTATCCTAATGTACAATCTATAGCAGTTTGGGGTGGAGAATATGCTGACCCAGCTGTTTATGGTAAAGTGTATATTAGTATAAAGACTAAAGCTGGGTATACATTAACCGAAGCTACCAAATCTTCTATAGTAACAAGCTTAGCTTCTTATAATGTAGCATCAATAACACCTGTAATATTAGATCCGGAAGTAACTAAGGTTATTCCAACTGTTAATTTTAAATTTAACGAAAATATTACAGCAAAAACAAAAGATGATTTAGCAACATTGATTACAACGGCTATAGGTACCTTTTCTGATAATGAATTGGAAAAACATGAAGCTATCTTTAGATATTCACCTTTTACTACTATGATTGATGATGTTGATACTGCTATTTTATCTAATATAACAACTGTCAAAATAAGTAAGACTTTTTTACCCACCACAGGAACTGCAACAAAGTATACTATAAATTTTGCTAATGCTTTTTATAATCCCCATTCTGGTCATATGGCCGATACGTCAGGCACAACGTATGGTGGTATTTTGACCTCTACTGGATTTAAATATACAGGAGATACTGTTAATATTTACTATTATGAGGATGATGGAGCAGGTAATGTAAATGCTTATTATGTTTCTGGTCAATCGAAAGTATATAAGTCAGCAGCCGTAGGTACCATAACGTACGCAACCGGAGTTATCGTTTTAAACAAAGAAGATATTGCGTCGGTAGAAAATTATGATGGATCTACACAAACGTATGTTCGATTAACAGTGATACCTTCTTCAAATGATATAGTCCCTGTTAGAAATCAATTATTGGAAATAGATACAACAAATATGAACGTGACGGGAGCAGCCGACACTATTGCCGCAGGTGTATCCGATGGCGGCACACAATATTCGACGGTAACTTCTTATAGTACTTAAAAATGGCAACAATCAAAAGTAAAGTTTCTATACAGGTAGCGGATCAACAGCCTGACTTTGTTCAAGCGGATCATCCTGATTTTTTACAATTTCTAAAAGCTTATTATGAGTTTTTGGAAACTGGTGAACTTAAATTATATAATTTGGGATCAGTTTCTTCTATATTAATTGAAGGTAGCACATCGTCCTTTATAGTACAAGAGAATTTAAATAGATATAGAACAGGCGAAGAGAATACAATACTTTTAGAAGATACTGCAGCGGGTGCTTTTGTTAATGGTGAAACTATTGTCGGCCAAACATCTAAAGCAACTGCTACCATTAGGGTAGAAGATATTAATTTAAACTCTAGATTGTTTATATCTGCTGAGAATAAATTTATTTTAGATGAACAAATAGTAGGACAAACTTCAAACGCTTCAGGCTACATTACTAGTTATACTGCCAATCCTATACAAAACATTGTGCAGTTGATGGAATATTATGATGTTGACCAAACCATTGATGCTTTCTTTACAGAATTTAAAGAAGCATTTATGCGTACATTGCCGCAAAAACTTACGGCGGGAATAAAACATAGAAATCTTTTAAAGAATATTAAAGACCTTTATCGAGCTAAAGGAACCAAAGGTGGCCATGAATTATTTTTTCGTATTCTTTTAGGCGAAACAGCTAATATAACTTATCCTACAGAAAAGATGTTACGAGTTTCGGCTGGTAAATGGTCTGAGGATACTATATTAAGAATTGTAGCTACTAATGATACCGTTGAGATGGAAAACGCTTCTTCAAGTAGTGCTATTTTTCCATTAATGGAAGATGGTTCTCAAATTTTATTACAAGATTCTACGAATGGTACATCTGATTTACTTAAATTAGTAGGCCAAACAATTACACAAGCAGCTGTTACAGATTTAACTATAGCTCCAGGCGGAGCATATAGTGGTTTAGGTTATCCAGAAATAGGTGTTGCTACTGCTGTTGTCGATAGTGTGTTTCAATATATTCTGTTGGGGGAAACAATAACTGAGTTTGTTCTAAATCCAGGCAGTATTGATGGAACATTTTATGTAGGTCACAATATCACAGGAACAGATAATACTAATACTGATATTACTTTAACTGGTAAAATTATTAGTATTATTTCTAAGGCTGATACGACATCTGCAAATTTTCAATCAAGCCAATATGCTACTACGGCAGATCCTGTTATAATTTCTGCTGATACGGGTAATGATGCAACAGCAGCCATACAAACGGTAACAGCAGGTGAAATTAAAGAATTTGTTGTTGATGTTCCCGGCACTGGTTATGCTGTTGGGGATAAATTGGTAGTCAATAATACTAATACAAATGGAGTCAATTTAGCAGGTGAAGTTTCTATGGTTAATGGAGGATTTGCTCCAGAAACAGGAACATTAACTAATGAATTTAGAATTACTTTAGAAGATGGAACACCTGGAGCTCCTGGCGAAATATTAATGGAAGAATCTCTTATAACATATGAAACGCCTACAGGAACTTTTCAAATAGGAGAAACGATAACGGGTAATACTTCTGCTGCTACAGGAACAGTTGTTGCAGTAGAAACAGATGTGAAACATATATTTTATAATGCAGTTAGCGGCACCTTTACTTTGGGTGAAGAAATTATAGGTGGAACTTCTGGATATAAAGCAACATTGCTAACAAATACTGTTGAAAATTTTATTTCTAATGAAGAAGATTTAGGTATGATTGCTGCTAATAGATTTATATTGGAAGGAGAAACAACTGTTGCTGACACTTATCAAGGTGAAGCAATTACCCAAGAGGGAGATACTGGGCCACTTGCTGAAGTAAGAGTAACATCTATTGGGTATGGCTATACTGCTCCTCCCACATTAACCATTACGAGTAGTGGAGGTAGTAGTGGTTCAGTATTAGCAAAAGGAACTAATGTAGGTACAATAAGTTCTGTTAATATTATAGAACAAGGAGCCCATTATACAGATGATGCTTCTTTAAAATTTACAACCACTACAAATTTTCTTTGTACTTCTATTAGTGGAACTTTTGTTTCTAATGAAACAGTAACGGGAAGTACTTCTGGCGCTACTGCTAGATTTAAGTCTCAAGTAAATCCTATTGGTGTTATTAAAATGGATACTTTGAGCACTACTCCTTTTATAGTTGGTGAAACTATTACTGGGTATAATTCTAGTCAGACAGCTATAATAAATTCCTTTACTAAGAGTAATATACCTGGTAGTATAGGAACGGTAGTGCAACGTAGTGGAAAATATATTGGAGAAACTGGTTTTCTAGATGATTCTTCCCAAAGGATTCAAGATAGTTATTATTACCAAGACTTTTCTTATGTAGTAAAAACAGCATCATCTATTGTAGATTGGAGAGATGAATTGTTAGCTGCAGTCCATCCTGCTGGGTGGGCGGTTTTTGGTGAAGTAGATATGGGCGGCAATGCGCCGGCTCTTGGATATCTTGCTAATATAACATCCATAACAGGTCTTGGACCCACTTATAAGTTTATTTGGAATGCTCTTATTGGACGTAGGTTAGGTACAACCGATCAAGGTCCTATTAACCCCACACCCCAATCTGAGGCTAATGAACCACAAGATAAAGCCAATCTTTATAATCCTGCTCTTAAAGTTTTGCCTGGTACAGCATTTACTACATATGAAACAATTACAGGTGGAACATCTGGTGCAACAGGACGTGTAGTTTTAGATACAACCACAGATGAAGGTGTCCGTATTATAACTTATGAACCTGACAGTGGTATATTCCAAGCTGCTGAAGTTATAACGGGATCTACTAGTGGTAGAACAACTACTATTGATGAAGTATATGGATTGCGTGGTAAGAGAGATGTTACTTTGAATCATGTAATGGACATAGAATATCAAATGGGACCAAAAGGTGATGGTAGTGGTGCTCAACCCGATTATAATAATATTAATCAGTATATGTTTGCGAACAGCATGATACAATCAATGACATCATCATTAACCTTTAGAAGTCACTCCGTTTATACAGTGCCCATTCCTATCAGTACATTAAATGGAGCAATAGATAGTAGTGTTACCACGATTACGGTTACTGATGGAACTAATTATCCAGCGGCTGGCACTATACAGATAGGAAGTGAATTAATAGATTATACAGGAAAATCTACTAACGATTTAACTGGTTGTACAAGAGGACAACATTCTACTACAGCAGCAGCTCATATTGATGCTTCTAGAGTTGATTCAGTACGCTGGGCTATAAATCAAAGTCTGTCGCGACCAACATACAGAATGGCTGATTGGTTGACAGATTATAATAACACAACGCTAACTATTGGAGATATTACTAATTATCCACACAGACGTAACGATATTAGTACTCCAACAGAAGTTACGCTTTATAAAACGTAATGATATCCCTTATAAATAATGGATATAAATATTCGTAGGAAAAAAATACTATGGCAGCTATCGTAACTAATAAATTTAGACTTAACAACTCCGAACAATTTTATGAATCATTTGCTGAAGCAAGTACTTCTTATTATTTGTTCGTAGGTCGGCCCCAACCTTGGTCCGCAAGTACAGGTGGTGGCACAGATGCAGCTCCCCCTACTCCTCTGGATAATGTCGATGATGAATATATGTATTATCGTGATATGCTGGCTGCTAAAAGAATTACAAGTAGTGACCGCTCTTATGCTATACCCAGACACAACTGGACAACAGGTACAGTTTATGATTACTACAGAGGCGATTATGGAGCAACAGTAAATGGCTCTGTGGTTCAGACTGTAGCAGGCGGCACAAATTTGTGGGCTAGTACCACAAAAATGATGGTAAGAAGTTCGGCTAACAATGTTTACAAATGTATGTGGAATAATAATGGAGGAACATCTACACAAGAACCTTCTGGTACATCTACTAGTGAACTCCAAACTGCTGATTTATATGTTTGGAAATATATGTATACTCTTACCGCAACACAAATTACAGATTTCTTAACAACAGATTTTATGGCAGTTGCTACAGATGCTACAGTAGCAGCCGCTGCAGTAGATGGTGCTGTAAGACATTACAAGATAGAAAATGGTGGAGCTGGTTATACAGATGGAACTTATTCCGCTAACACTTTACAAGGCGATTATTCTATTAATGGTGGAACAGTAGCTACTTTTAATCTTACTGTAAATAGTGGTGCCGTCACAGCTGTCAGCATGGCTTCACAAGGATCCAAATATACTTTTGCTGATTGTAATATAAACAACATTAGTGGTATAGGCACTCCTTCTACAGATGCTGTTGTAACACCTATTATCGGTCCCAAAGGCGGCCATGGTTCTAATGCAATTAATGAAGGTGGTGGTTTTTATGTAATGACTAACACCACAATAGCCGGCACAGCAGGTTCTGGTGATTTTGTTGTCGGCCAAGATTTTCGTAGAGTGGGTGTACAATTAAATCCTTATGATTGGGGAACAACTACTATCGCTACAGCAGATACAAGAAATGCTTTGAAGTCTGTTGTGTTTGCTGCATCTCCCACACCAGGCACATTTCAAAATGATGAAGTTATTACAGGCGGTACTTCAAATGCTAAAGGTATTGTGGTAGATTGGGAATCTTCTACACGCACATTGAAATATATTCAGACACAATGGACGGGTGTACAAACTGCTAGCGGAGCTACTCAAGCCAGTTTAGTTCCATTTCAAGCTGCAGAAATTATTACTGGTGCTGCTTCTTCTGCAACAGGCACGGTAAGTTCTTTAACTAATCCAGAAATAGATTACTATTCGGGCACTTCATTGTATGTTGAGAATAGAGCTCCTATAACAAGAGCTAGTGACCAAACAGAAAATATCAAACTGATAATCGAGTTCTAAAAGATGCCAGCAAAAACAGATTTTAATGTATCTCCGTATTGGGATGATTTCTCAATAGGTAATGATTTTTACAGAGTATTATTTCGACCAAGTTACGCAGTACAGGCGAGAGAATTAACTACTCTACAAACTATCCTTCAAAACCAAATAGAACAATTTGGTAATCATATTTTTAAAGAAGGTGCTATAGTTATTCCAGGCTCAGTAGCTTATGATAGTAAGTATTATGCTTTAAAACTGCAAGCCACTTATGGCTCTGGAACTGTCAGTGATTATTTAACTCAGTATGATGGTGCCATTATTACAGGCGCTACATCTGGTGTTACTGCTCAAGTTATTGGTACTGCTGTTGCAGATTCTACTACGGGTGACCCGGATACTTTATTTGTAAAATATATTACTACATCCACAGCAGATAATTCTACTATTACGTTTTCTAATAATGAATATATTTCTGCTAATAAAACAATTTCATCTTATAGTGCTGGAGTAACCTCAGCTACTGCATTAGCAACAAGTGCTACTGCTACAGGTTCAGCTGCTACTGTACTGGCAGGTATATATTTTATTCGTGGATTTATGGTTCAAAATTTACAACAGACTATTACTTTAGACAAATATTCCAATACTCCTTCATATCGAGTTGGTTTTAATATAACAGAAACGCTAGTTACTCCTGAAATGGATTCTAACTTGCTGGATAATGCTCAAGGTTCATCAAACTATGCAGCAAAAGGTGCTGATAGATTTAAGATGCAGCTAACCTTAACTAAGAAAACTTTAACAACTACCGATGATAGCAATTTTGTGGAATTAGCCCGTATAGAGGATGGAATTCTTAAACACAAAATAAAGGCTACGGAATATAGCATTATAGATGATATGCTCGCCCGCAGAACAAATGATGAATCTGGCGATTATATTGTAAAACATTTTGATATAGATCCTAGAGAAAATTTAGATGATGGTACGAATAGAGGAATTTACACAGCTGCTCAGGGTGGTGTAGAAACAAAAGATACTTTAGTTATTTCACCGGGTAAAGCTTATGTTGATGGATATGAAGTAGAGTTACAGGGCGCTTCGTATGTTAATTTTGATAAATCAAGAACTACAACAAATATACAAAATGATACTGTGCCTGCTAATCTAGGACAGTATGTTAAAGTATCTAATGTATATGGTCAGCCAGATATTACGGAACAAGGCACAACATTAGACCCGTTTAAAGAAGTTAAACTTTACGACCAACAGACATCTTCAAGAGGTTCATCAGCTGGCTCACAAGTAGGTTATGCTCGTTCACGAGCATTTGAATATAGTTCTGGAACTATTGGTGATCCTGTAGCCGTTTATCATCATTATCTTTTTGATATCACCATGTTTAATACGGTTCATATAGCTGGTAGTCCTGGAGCCACTTTAAGTGCAAAAGCTCTTATTACAGGAACAACAAGTAAAGCGACAGGTATTGTAGTAGCTGCGGTTACTGCTTCTAATAGCTTTCAGTTGATGCAGCAGCAAGGTTCATTTCAGACTGGTGAAAGTTATACTAGTAGCGTGAGTGGTGATGTTGTTGGAGGTACTATTGGTCCGGAGACTAATGATACTCAGAATTTAAAGAATTTTGCTCGAGATGTAAAACAAATTTTTATGGATACATCTGCTAGTGGCGCTCTTGATTATACTTCTGATTTGGTCATAGATGTAAATACAACATTATCAGGACAAGTAAGTGTTGCTGGAGCGTCTACTGCGCTTACTGGTTTAAATACTGATTTTGTTAATGAATTGACTGTAGGAGATATTGTATCTTTTCCAAGTGGTGCATCAGGCGCTTTAGAAGAAAGAAGGATTACACTTGTTACTGATGCTACCACAGCTACTATTTCTGCTGCTTTAACAGGCGCTATTACTAATGTTAATGCTACACGGAAAAGAACAAAATTCCAAGAAGATGAAGAAGTTGTGTTGGTTTATAAAATGCCTAAGGATAATATTAAGACCTTATTAGATAGTGGCGGCACTTCAGATACTTCTTTCTCATTTAGAAAACAAATTACGGGCGTTACAACAAATGCTTCGGGTGTTGCTACATTTACAGTCCCAGCAGGGCAGACATTTAATGCTACAAGTGTAGGAAGAAATTATACATTAACTATTGTAACTGCTGGATCAGGTAGTGGTGCAGCCGGAGATGTTGTAGACATAACTGGCAGCTCAACGGGCGCCGGCACTACTACTCTTACAGTAACGGACCTAACAATTCTGGGCAACGCAGCCACTGTAGAGTTAATGGCAACTATTACTGATGCTGTAGCAAATCAACGAACTAAGACAGCTCAGAAAATGACTACAAAGGCTATTGCTGCTACTTTGCCAGATGTATATGGAGAAAATGTCGGCGATAAAGAAATTTCATTGTCATATGCAGACGTTTATAAATTACACGCTGTATATGAATCTACAGCCATAGGTACTGCTGCTGTTGCTCCCACATTAACTATAGCAAGCGCATCAGGAACATTTACTGTGGGTGAACTTATTACTGGATCTGCTACCGCTTCTACAGGTAGAGTGGTTTCTGTAGCTGGTGCTACTTTAACTTATGTTAAAACTACAGGGACCTTTACAACATCAGATGCGATTACTGGAGGATCTTCTGGGTTTACTGCTTCTATTACAGCAACAACTCCTGGCGACCAAAACATTACGTCTAACTTTTTATTGGATGAAGGACAAAGAGATTCGTTTTATGATATTGGTCGTATAGTTCGCAAAGCAAAACCGATTGCTCCTACTGGACAATTATTAATCATTTATGATTATTTTACACACGGTACAGGAGATTATTTCTCTGTAGACTCTTATACTGACCAAGTAGATTATAAAAATATTCCTCAGTATACTGCTTCTAAAGTTGATCCTGATTCTAGAGTTCCTAAGGGTAAGTATGAATTAAGAGATTCGCTAGATTTTCGTCCTGTGGTAAAAAGTCAAACATCTCCTACAACGTGTCCATTTGCTTTTGAAAATAAAAACTTTGAAGATGCTGGTGCTACAAATGGTAACTTAGTAGAACCTGATGGCAATATACAAATGGATTTTGACTTTTATCTTAATAGAAAAGATTTATTATATCTTGATAAATTGGGCAATTGGGTTAGTGTTGCGGGTATTCCTGCAGAAGAACCATTTTATGCTGCAACAGATAATGTTAATATGTTAGTTGCTAAATTGGAAGTTCCTGCTTATACCTATAAGGCAGATGATGTTGTGGTTAATTACCAACAGAACAAAGGCTATACGATGGCCGACATTGGTAAATTGGAAACAAGAGTTGCCAGATTAGAATATGCCACATCTTTAGGTTTACTAGAAAGACAAACAGATTCTTACCAGATTTTAGATAGTGCAGGACTTAATAGATTTAAGTCTGGGTTTATAGTAGATAATTTTGTAGGTCATAATATAGGTAATAGCCAAAATCCTGATTACGAATGTTCAGTGGATTCTGCTGTGGGACATTTGAGGCCTGTTGGTATACAAAATATGGTAGGTTTCATTGAAGAAAATACAACAGATGCTCAACGCTCTGCTGACAGTTATCAAAAGACTGGAGATTTGATAACTTTACCTTATACAGAATATGATGAACTTATCCAACCTTATGCTAGTCGAGTAGAGAGTGTCAATCCTTATAGTGTAACACAGTGGGTTGGAAATTTACAATTAACTCCCGAATCAGATTTTTGGATGGATAGTAAACGAGTTCCTTCTATTACTATTAATGTGGAAGGTAACTACGAACAAATGTTGAAAGACCAAACTGAAGCTGGTGCTTTAGGAACAATTTGGAATTCATGGAATACAACTTGGACTGGAAACACTAGAGAGCTTTCACGCAATTCAGGACAATTTACTGGAGTATGGGGTAACCAAGGTTCTACAACTATTACAGAAGCTACAGAATTAAGACAGCGACGAACTGGTACTAATACCCGATTGGTAGAACGTATTGATAATGTTAGTGCTGGTGATAGAATTGTTAATATAGAAATTGTACCGTGGATTAGAAGCCGCAATGTAGATTTTCTAGTACAAAACATGAAACCTAATACTAGGGTTTATGCTTTCTTTGATAAGACTGATGTAAATATAAATGTAAAACCAACAGGCACAACTTCTAACAGTACAACCCTTACTGCTAATTTAGCAAAGGCCGACACTACAGTTACAGTAGCATCTACATCAGGTTTCCCAACAGCAGGAACTATAGCTGTTGGTAATTTAGCAGAAAATGATCCTTGGGGTCCTGGCACTATTACTGCAGAAGAAATTACTTATACAGGTACTACCTCTACTACGTTTACGGGCTGTACTCGTAATAGTAATTTTGTTTTAGATGAGGCAAAAAATTGGCTTAGTGGTACTACAGTAACAGACCAAGTTTATGGTGCTAAACTAGTAACTAATAGTGTAGGTACTTTGTATGGACGTTTTAGAATTCCTAGTTCAGATACTAAGCGCTTTAGAGTTGGTGACCGCACTCTCAGATTAACAGACAGCTCAAGTGATAGTAGAATTGCTGGACAAGTAGAGACTTCGGCCGAAAGAGAATACACGGCGCGAGGCATGCAACAAACTAAACAAGAATTAATTATAGCTACTAGAAATGGAGAAATTGTACAACGGCAGGTAGAACAGGAAAGGAATTTTACTGCAGTAACTTCTCGAACGATTGCTGGTGGTTGGTATGATCCATTAGCTCAATCTATAATGATTGATAATGATGGTGGAGCTTTTGTTACAAGTGTTGATTTATTCTTTTCAGCAAAAGATACAACCCTTCCTGTTTGGGTAGAAATGAGAACGGTGAAAAATGGTTATCCTACACAAGAAAAATTGCCCTTTGGTTACAAACAACTGGAACCTGCAAGTGTAAATGTTAATCCTACCGATGGTACTACAGCGACTAAGTTTACATTTCCATCTCCTGTTTATTTACAAAAGGGTGTAGAATATTGTATCGTTGCTGCTTCTAATTCTCCCGAATATAAGATTTGGATATCACGACTTGGTGAATTGGATATTGGAGGTAATAGAGCTATTACTACTCAACCAACATTGGGATCATTATTTAAATCACAGAACGCTTCTACATGGACTCCTTCACAGTATGAAGATATGAAGTTCACCTTGCGTCGAGCTAAATTTACTACAGGCGCTACGGGACAATATACTGTTATTAATGAAGAATTAACAGCTGATAATGAGTATATAAAAACTTTGGGCAATAACCCTATTGAAGCAAAATATAATGTAGCTAAAGTAAAAGTTACTGCTGTTAATCATGCTAACTATGATGTAGACAGTTATGTAACCATAACAGGTGTAAAATCAGATGTAGGAAATACTGCATTGAATGGTGCTCTAACAGATAGTGCTACAACAGTCACTTGTGATGATGTTACTAATTTTCCAACGGCAGGTACAGTTAAAATTGATAATGAACTTATTACATATACAGGCAAAAGTGGCACAACACAATTAACAACGTGTACAAGGGGAACGGCAGATGGAAGTGGTGCAAATACGACAGCTGCTGCTCATGATGATAATAGTGTTGTTGAATTATATATGTTTGCGGGTATTCCTTTAATAGAAATTAATAAAACACATATAGGTATAGGTGATATAGAATTAGATAGTTTTACAGTAACAACACCTACCACTACAACTTTAACTGCAGCAGAAGCTGCTAGATCGGGCGGAGGTACAGCAGTTACTTGTACCTATAATGTGCCGGCTGATGTAATGCAGCCAGTAATACAAAATATGGAATTACCTAATACTGCTTTGACAGGAAGTTTGCAAACAACAACGGGCAAGAGTGTTAATTCTAGTACACAAGATGCTTATACGTTTGCTACTTTGGCCAATGCTGTGGGAGCTCCATTAAATCAAGATTATTATTTTGAAGCACCGAAAATTGTTTGTTCTCAAGTTAATGAGACTAATAAACTGTCTAGTAATAAATCATTACGTTTTTCTATAAACATGACCTCAACAGTGGAAAATGTATCTCCAGTTATTGATACTCAGAGGATGGGTATGATTTGTGTATCGAATCGACTTAATGAGATTGATAGTTCTTCCGATATAGGCGCTATGAGTAATTATGTTTCAATGCTTGAAGCTTCTGGCGATAATAATGCTGCCATTTATATTACTAAGAAGGTTACATTGGCACAAAATGCTAGTGCGTTGAAAGTTTATTTAGATGCTGTTCAAATGGCAGAAGCAGATATTAGAGTACTTTATAAAGCACAAAGGGTTGATGAAACTGTCCCATTTGATGATTTGCCATGGACTATGTTTAGTGGAGCGAGCGGTACTGCTGATGGCTTACCATCAGAAGTAGTTTTGGTTTCTAAAAATAGAGAAGATTTTAAAGAATACAAATATTTTGCGGGCAAAAAAGAAGATGGTACTGGAAATTCTCTTGATGAATTTGCTTCGTTCGCTATAAAGATTGTAATGCAGGGACAAAATTCCAGTTTACCTCCCACTATAAAGGATTTTAGAGCTATAGCTTTATCCACTTAATATGCTGAATGTAGAAGGAAGAAAAGATTTAGTGCGAGATCCATCTTCTGGTGCTATTTTAAATATTGATACTAGAACATATAATGCCGCTGTAAAGGCAAGCAAAGATAGAGAACTGGCTAGAAAACAATTAGAAGACAATACAAACGATATAAATAGTATAAAAGGAGAATTGTCCGAAATAAAAAATATGATAGGACAATTATTGGGGAGTTTAAATACCGATGGCAGATAGGGAAGTATTATCAACCGATACATTAGAAACATTCCGAACAACTTATAATAGTACTTCGGCCGATGTTGGTGATATGGGAGCAAAGACTTTTACTGAACCAGATTTGGTGGAAGCTGTCAATGCATCGTCATCCAAAGGATTTACTATTGCTATGGCAGTAGCATTAGGATAAGGTAAAGAATTATGGCAAATGATTTTAAAAGCGTAGCAAAAACTAATATAGCGATAGACAGTGGTACATTTGATACAATGTATACAGGTCTTTCAGCGAAGGAAACAATCCTTCTAGAAATAGATATGGCTAATACGACAACAGGAGATATTACTGTTTCTATAAAATTAGCTAAGAGTGGAGGAGATACTGTTTTCTTAGTTAAGGCTGCTCC